TTGAATTTATCAGCGCAAATGATACTGGGGATTATCTTATCCGTGCTAGTGCCAATAGGTGGCGCAGTATATTACGGGATAACCCTCTTCAACGATTTGACCTCGACGATTGAGGAAGTAAAAAAGATGAGCTCTGTTGAGACTCGCATTATAGTTTTAGAAGATAGATCACGTTCTACTGAGCGTCAATTAGTTGATGTGATGATGTCTAACAACCGAGCATTAGAAAAAGCAAACGAAGCTTATGGTCGTGCTATTGAAGCTAATAGTGTTGCTAAAGCTACTGCAGATAAAATCGCAGACACAGTCACAAACGTTAAAGACGAAATGAAACAACTACGAAAGGCAATGGTAAACCCATTGAATAATTAATATGCTATCCATCCTCTCCTCAATTCTCGGCTTCGCTACTGCGGGGCTACCAAATATTTTAAGCTTCTTCCAACAAAAGGGAGATCAAAAACACGAGCGTGAAATGGCTCAATTACAAAATGCCCAAGCATTACTTATGGCAGAAAAAGGTTTTGTAGCTCAAGAAAAGATTGCAGCTATTGAATTAGAAGGCACGTACGCAGAAACGTACGCTCAAGAACGTACAGCTTTATATGATCACGATAAGAAATTAGTAGAAGGCGGTTCTCAAACAGTCAAGAATTGGAATGCTATGGTAAGACCTGTAGTAGCATTTATCTTTGTAGGTGAGCTAGTGCTTATTAATTTTGTATCATTAGCGTGGGCTATGTATTCTGGTGTTGACTTTATTGTAGCTTCACAAGAGGTATTCTCTACTGATGAAATGGCTATCGTAGCATCTATTATTGGTTTCTACTTTGGTTCAAGAACTTGGGAAAAGAAATAAGTGAAGGTATCAAAAGCCGCTATTGCTCTTATTAAACATCACGAAGGCGTGCGTAGTCGTCCCTATCGTTGCCCTGCAAACCTTTGGACTGTTGGTGTGGGTCACCTTATCGGCGATGGCAAATCTTTGCCTGATTCTTGGAACAGAACTTTTACGGAAGCTGAAATAGATGGAATTCTTAAATCCGACCTACGTCGCTTCGAGTTGGGAGTACATAAGATGCTACCTAACGTGCCTCTTCGACAACATGAATTTGACGCTATTATTAGTTTTTGCTTCAATTTGGGCCTTGGATGCTTTCAAAGATCAACACTCCGTCAAGCGCTTCTTCGCGGGGATAAAAAGGCGGCTATGGAATCGTTAGTGAAATATTGTCGTGCAGGTGGTAAAATACTACGAGGTCTACAAATCCGTAGATTAGATGAGAAAGCACTCTTTGAAGGTAAATAATGCCACTAAGTAAACTAGTATTTAAACCAGGTGCAAACCGAGATCAAACTAATTATGCCTCTGAAGGTAGTTGGTTTGACATGGATAAAGTTCGCTTTCGTTCAGGCTTTCCTGAAAAAATAGGTGGCTGGGTTGTACAAAATCAAACACCTTTCATCGGCGTTGCCCGTAGTTTATTTAATTGGTCTACTACAGATGCGAGTGATTTAACGGGCATAGGCACTAATGTTAAAGTGTATGTGGCCTTTGGCACAAATATAGCCGATATTACGCCGTTAAGAACTACCCTTGTATCTCCTGCTACAAATAATTGCATTAACACTACTATTACTTCTAAAGTCGTTACGATTATAGTAGCTGCACATGGTTTAACTACGGGTGACTATGTCACTATAAGTGGCGCTACAGGCCCTACCATAGGTGGCATTCCGATTGCTGAAATCAACGCTGAACACGTAGTGACTGTACTTAATTCTACAACCTTTACTATCACAGTAACTACCGCTGCTACAAGTACTGCATCAAGTCAAGGCGGTACAAACATTAGTATTGCATGTCAAATAACTCCAGGTTTAGTCTCAAGCGCTGTAGGTTATGGTTGGGGCGCAGGTGCGTGGTCACGAGGTGCGTGGGGTTCTGGTTCAACGGTACCTGTGTTTTTACCCGCAAGACTTATTTTCCAAGACAAATTTAATAACGACTTAATTTTTAATATTCAGTACGATAACATTTATTATTGGGTTTATAACGCTTTATTTAATACACGCGCGGTATTACTAAGTGCTATACCAGGTGCTGTCGCAGTCCCTCAACAAGTGACTAAAGTATTATTCTCGCCACAAGGTTTCTTACTAGCCCTTGGTTGTACTAATTATAATGCGGCAGCTGCTGCGCCTAATTACTTAGGAACTTACGATCCACTACTTGTACGATGGTCTAACGTAGATCCTGATATTGGTCCAGAACCTGAAAACTGGCAACCTACTTTAACTAATACAGCAGGGTTCTTAAGACTACAAGCAGGTTCACAAATTGTTGCTGGGCTATCTACAAAACAAGAAGTTTTAATCTGGACTGATATATCTTTAACGTCACTACAATTTTTAGGTACTTCTGAAGTATTTGGTCAATCACTTATTGCGTCTAACTTATCTATTGCTGGGCCTAATGTCGTAGTATCTGCTAATAACGTGGTTTACTGGATGGGTAATGATAAGTTCTATATTTATTCAGGTCGAGTAGATACGCTACCTTGTACACTACGTCAGTATATCTTTGATAACTTAAATAGAAACCAAAAACAAATTTTCTTTGCGGGGTCTAATGCGGAGTTTAACGAAGTTGTTTGGTTCTATTGTTCTTTAGGTGCTACTGAAATTGATAGCTACGTTGTTTATAATTATAGTGAAAACATTTGGTACTTTGGTAAAATACAAAGAACTGCGTGGATTGATGCAGGCGTGGTTGATTTCCCTCTTGCTACAGACCAAGGCTATTTATACCAACACGAACTAGGTCACGATGATGGACAACCCTTGAATGCGCCGCCGTTACCTATTGAATCCTATATACAATCTGCAGACATTGACATTGAAGACGGCGATAAATACATGCTCATACGTCGTGTGATTCCAGATGTGAATTTTACAAGTTCCGATTTAACAAATAGTGTAACAAGTGCGCCACTCACACCAGAAGTAACTTTAACGGTAGGGGTACGTAATTTCCCAGGTGCTACATCGTCAACTACTAATGCAGAAGGTGAATCAACGGCCGAGACTGTGACTGTGACAGGTACTACAACCGCTACGATTAATCAATATACAAACCAAGTATTTGTAAGAGCACGTGGTAGGCAGATGAACTTTAAAATTAGTTCTAATGGAGTAGGGGTTCAATGGCAACTAGGTATGCCTCGTGTTGATGCAAGGCCTGATGGACTAAGAAACTAAGATGAGCTTAAAGCTATTTTCATCACCCTCACTACCGTTAGCACCAAGTACTTATGATCCTGAATACTTTAACCAAGTTATACGGGCGCTTAATACTTATTTTCGCCAGCTAGACTCTACAACACCTATAGTCATTGATAGTTTAACTTTATTAGCACTGCCCACCAGTGCAATAGGTCAAAGAGTAGGCACGGTATATAACGATAACGGCGTTTTAAAGATTGTTTTAGCAGGCAACGTTAATGGAGTAGTAGGCTCAGTTAACTTAGTGGGTGTAGCACCGAGAGTACTTAATGGCAACGTGGTACCGACTTCAACAGTAACAATAACAGGCATAGCGCCTACAATTACAGTAGCATAAGGCGTTAGAAACATGATATTATTAGCATATATTTAAGGACTCAATTATGGCATACCAAACATCTCAGGGATTAGCATCATTAGGCCGTAACGGCGATTCAATGCTCGTTCACATGAACCCCACGGAAGTAGCAGGATTACAAAGTCTAGCTATGTCTCAAGGTGGTTCTTTAACTATAAACCCACACACAGGTCTTCCTGAAGCGTTTAGTTTAAGTGGAGTATTTAGTTCACTACTTCCTATGTTTGCTGGGGCTATGTTCCCAGGCGCTGGTTTTGCTATGCAGCCTTTATTAGCCGGTGCTTTAACAGGAGGCGTTCTTGCTAAAGTTCAAGGTAAAGATCCATTAATGGGTGGTCTTATGGGCGGATTAGGTGGTGTAGGCGGATCTAATTTATCGTTTGGGTTGGGTAATATGTCAACTGGGGCAGCAGGAGCAGCAGCTCAAGGCGGCGGTGGATATGTGCCTTCTTTATTGCAAAGCGGTAAACAAGCCGTTACTCAAGGCGCAGGAATAGATAATCTTATTAATCAAGGCTACAATATAAACACAGGATTAGCCAATAAAACAGTTATGAATCCTGCGTTACAATCTGCAATGAATACTGTTCAACAAACAGGGGGCGCATTACCTAATACAGGTTCTTTTTTAGATAAAGAACTCACAGCACTATCTAATGCAGGTAGAGGAGCTGGTGATCTTATTACTGGCAAACCAGGTGCATTTGATGCTTTTAAAAATGCATACGCTGTAGATGGAGCCCAACCTTTAACTAATTTTCAAGCGGCTACTAAAATTGGTCTGCCCGTAGGTGGTGCATTATTAGGCGGTTTAGAACCTTCTGATATTTATGGCGAACCTATTAATATGGATGAGGCAAAAAAGAAACAAGCTTATAATCCAAATGCAACATTGAATTTATCTGGTGATACAGGTCTTCGTTTATATGCTACAGGCGGTACTATTCAATCAGGTGGCATAAGAGACTTATATGGCACACCAGATAATCAACCTACGATATCTCCAGGACTTTCAGGTTTTGGTTTAGGACGTCTTAATAATCTTGCTGGCGAACAAGCTATGACTCAAGCACAGACACTAGGTTATGCTGATGGTGGTGATGTGGGAATGAACTTAGATAAACAAAGAGCTTTAAACTTAGATTTAGTCCCTTCACTTAATGTAGAAACAGGAAGACAAAATTATACTACCCCAGAAAGCTTTTTCTATGATTTTTACACTGGAAATAGTCCACTGTTTGATCTTGCAGGGCCTCCTGGTCAAGGATTTGGTTATGTTATGAAAGCCAAATTAAACGATGGATCTACAATCGGTCAAAATCTGTATGATAATATGATGAAGTCTCGTACTAAAATGGCTGAAGGTGGTCCAGTAAGTTTTGCTGATGGTGGTGACTCTGATAAAGAAGATGCAATGGGACTACCAAGTTTAACCCCGGATATGTCGATGGATCCAAATGCAGGAGCTGGTAATTTAGCAATGATACAAAGTGCTATGCAGCCAACACAAGGTATGCAAGGAAATGCGCCAATGACACAAGGTCAAATGCCAGATCAAAGTAATGATAGCCTGATTGCTAAAGTCACTGCTAATTTAAGAGCTGATCCTAACTACCAACCTACTAATCCTATCGAGGCATCTATTGTTAAACAAATTAGAGGCACTGACCCAATGCAACAAGGTCAACCAAGTCTACAAGGTTTAGGATCATTAGCACCTAGTCAACCTATAACACCAAGTTTTAATCCTTCCGTAGCTATGGGTCCAACTTATTTTGCTGGCATGAATGCACCTCAAGGTTATGCAGAAGGTGGAGAAACAAGTTTAAACTTAGATAAACTTCCTACACTTAATGTTGAAACCGGTAAACAATCTTATAATACTTTTCAAAGTGCATTAGAAAATTCTAATGATCCTAAAGCAAGAGCATTAAATAGATTATTTAGTGTTAGGCCACCCGGCGAACAAACTCTGTATGAGCGTTTTGCAGTTGCAAAAAATGGAAGATTCAATAAAGGCGGTTATTTAGACGGTCAAGGTGATGGTATGTCTGACTCAATCCCTGCTACAATAGAAGGTAAACAACCCGCTCGTTTAGCTGATGGTGAATTTGTGGTGCCAGCAGATGTTGTTTCTCATCTAGGTAATGGATCTTCTAAAGCAGGATCAAAAAGATTATATGCAATGTTAGATAAAGTAAGACATGCGCGTACAGGAAATAAAAAACAAGGTAAACAAATTAAACCTGAAAAATACATGCCTGCATGAACACCGTACAAATCGTAGCGCCCAATAACATATATAATGTTTGGGAAGATGTAAAAGAATATTTAAATGCTTCAATTAATGTAAGTGAAGGCGACTTTACTCTAGACCAATTAAAATTATTATTGGGTAGAAATGAACAAACGTTGTTAGTATCTGTTGATGAAAAAGGCGTACTTAACGGAGCTATGACCGTAGAGTTTATAAATCGTCCTAATGATAGAGTGATGTTTATAACAGCGTTAGGTGGTCATGGCATTGTAAATAACGAAACATTTGGCCAAGTAGAAACATGGGCTAAATTGCAAGGTGCAACAAAAGCAAGCGCGTGGGCTCAAGAGGCGCAGGCTAGGCTATATAAAATCAAATCAAATTTTAATACTGTAAGATACGTTGTGGAGAAAGATTTATGAAATTATTTAACTTGTTTAACTGGGTAACTAACCTAGTAGAAGCATTTACCTTTTACGGTGGTAGCTCAGGTGGTGGCGGTGGTGGCCCACAAACTTCTACATCGTATTCTACAAACTTACCTGAATACGCACAGCCATACTACCAAGAGTTAATGAAGCAAACAGGTAAAAATGTTTATGCTACTGATGCAGCAGGTAATGTTACGGGTGTTAAACCAATGCCTACTTATGGGGGTGATAGAATTGCAGGATTTACTCCAGGACAAGAAGCTATACAAAGAGAAGTAAGCGGCTTAACATTGCCAGGTGGTTTTGGTACAGCTGCTACAGGATTAGGTGCTGGCCAAACTTTAGGTTTTGGTGCGGGTGCTACAGGTTTAAGTCAAGCGTTTGGTTATAACCCTATGGCTATTTCGGGCGGAACATTTGATGCTCCTGCAGCTTCATATTATATGTCTCCGTATCAAACAGGCGTTACAGACATTGCAGTTCGTGAAGCTGAAAAACAAAGAGACTTAGCTAAATCAGCAGGCGCATTAGGATCTATTGGTCGCGGTACATTTGGCGGAGCCCGTCAAGCTTTATTACAAGCTGAACAAGAAAGAGGCGCTAACTTAAATATTGGTGATATTAGAGCTAAAGGACAAGAATCTGCCTTTCAAAGTGCTCAACAACAATTTGAACGTGATCAAGCACGTCGTATGCAAGCAGCACAACTCGGTCAACAAGCTCAACAATATCAAGCAGGTCTTGGTAAAGATATTGGACTTGCAGGTCTTACTACAGGTATTGATGCATCAGGTAAACAAGCCGCTGTTGCTGCAGCTACACAGACTGCTAACCTTGAAAGACTTAAAGCACAAGCTGCTACTGAAGGTGAAAAACAAGCACTTCAACAACAAATTAATGATCTTAAATATCAAACATTCCAAGAACAACAGAACTATCAAAAACAACAACTTGAATACCTCAGTAATATTCTTCGTGGTAATGCCGCAGCATTGGGTTCAACTCAAGTTCAATATACGCCACAACCTTCAACCATATCTCAAATTGGTGGTTTAGGTTTAGCAGGACTTGGTTTAGCGAACGTATTAGGTAAAGGATAATTATGAACATTATTAAATTACAAAATGAATTAAAAAGTGTACCAGATGATGCACTAATTGGTTATGTTCAAAATCCTACAGGTAATGTTCCTAGCTATTTAGCATTATCAGAATTACAACGCCGTAAAGATATGCGTGCTAAATATCAAGCACAACAAGCACCTCAATCAAGCGTAGCAGAAGACCTAGGACAACAAGCTCAACCGCAACCACAAGGTATTGCAGCAATGTCACCACAACAAGCTCCAGTAGCAGAACAAGGTGTTGCAGGTCTTCCTATACCTGATCAGATGTTTAGTGGTCAAGGCATGGCAACTGGCGGTATCGTAGCGTTTGATGAAGGTGGCGATGTTCCTAGTTATGCAGGACCTTATGGTAGCTACGTTAACCCTAGTTTGTATGGCGGCGAAGTAAAAGAATATATAAATCCTTATAAATCTCCAAAACTATTTGGTGAAGATCTTTATGGCGAGGGATTACTTGGTCCTAACCCAGATCAAGACATTATCAGAGCTTTTGAAAATCAACGTTCGATGAACCCATTTATTAGTGGCATGCCTAGAACTGACTTAGCTGATGAATACGCTAGACTAAGATTAAAAGCGTCTAAAAATCAAGCTACACAACAAGACTATGACCGCATGAATACAATTAATGAATCGATGAGACCGGCGGAAAATTATCCAACTGGTGGAGGACCAGATTCCCCTACTTCCGTAGCAGCATTAAAACAATCAGCGGATAAAGCAGCTATGGATAAACAAAGAGATTTAGCTAAAGAAAAAGAAAAAGCTATTAGAGATATCTATGCTCCTAAAGGCGGTACAAGAGAAGGTGTTAAGAGTCTATCTGATTATGCTAAAGAATTCAGAGATGTTGTAGGTGAAGATCCTATGCAAGCTAAGTTAGCAGCAAGAATGGAAAAGATGGACGCTCGTTCTCAACGCATGGAAGACAGAGCGCCAGGTATGGCTATGCTAGAAGCAGGATTAAATATAGCTTCAGGTACATCACCTTTTGCTTTAGTTAATATTGGTAAAGGAGCCTTAGCTGGTGTTAAATCTTATGGCGACGCTCAAGATAAAATGGCTGCATTAGAAGAAAAACGATTTACATTAGTAAATGACATGGCTAAAGCACAACGTGCCGAACAACTTGCGATTGCTTCTAAAGGTGTTGACAGTCGTGATGCTCAACTTGCTCGTGACTCACAAGAAAAAATTGCTGATAAGAAGATGGCTAACGATATGCAAATGCGTCTGCTTGATAATATTTATGATTTACGCGGCAAAGAAATTACTGCGGCTCAAAAAGACTTACCTAATGCGGTAGAAAGAGCTACTAAAATTGACCCGCTTGTAACAGAGGATAAAGAGTATAAAGAAGGTTTAAAAGCGTTAGAAGGTACATATGGCGACAAAGGTGTTATACCTGGCTCTCCTAATTATGATAAATATCAAGCTGATGTTGATAAACTTTATCGCAAAGTGTATGCTAAAAAAGTTAGAAACCCACTTACAGCTAGTTCATTTGCTTCTGGAATAACAGGTTATACTCCGGGTCAAGGATTTTACTAACCAAAATGCCTCGTATAAATGTAACTGGTATAGGGCCCATCGATTTTCCTGATGGTATGACCCAAGACCAAATTGCAAATGCAATTGAAACCGAACTTCCCGCATATTTAGAAACAAAAAGAAAACGAGCAGAAGAACCTGTACTACCTGATTTATCTATGGGTGAAGCTTTTAAACGCTCTGTCGTTCGTGGTGGTAAGCAAGTAAGTTCAGCGTTTGGTGATATTATCCCCGCCATTGGTGCAACGGCATTAGGTTTTGATGACTATGCTAAACGCCAAATGGAAGAAGCGGCGGGCACTCAAGAAGAGATTGCGCGTAAGTATGCGCCCGGTGTTCCTTCGTATAAAGACGTTCAAGGATTAGGTAGTGCTCTACAATACGGCGTAGAAACTATTGGCGAACAAATTCCTAATTTAGCAACAGCGTTAATACCAGGTGGCGTAGGTGCTATGGTTGGCCGCCGTGCGGCAATGGGTGCTGCTGAAGCTGCGGGTCTAGGTACAAAAGAAGCTGCTGAATTAGTAGCAAGCCGTCAAGCACTCGGTCAAAACTTAGGTGTCTATCTAGGTTCATACTCTCAAAACGCTCCTGAAGTATTTCAAAACATATACGACACCTCTGGTCAATTAGAACCTGCTGCTGCATTGTTATTTAGTTCTATTAGTGCTGGACTAGATTCTGCGTTCCCTGCAGCGATCATGAATAAATTAACTAAGCCTGCTAAGATTGGCTTGGTAGAAAAAGTATTAGAGAAGTCTGGCATGGAGCCAAGTTTACTTCGTAAGATTACAGCTGCCGTACCTGAGTCTATTGCATTAGAAGGTTTAACTGAAGGTGCACAAGAAGCGATTAGTTTAAAAGCAGAAAACTTTATTAACAAGAATGCTGGGTTATTTAACTCAGAGGGCTGGAATCGCATACTAGAATCTAGTATACGTGGTGCGATAGCTGGGGGCGCATTCGGTGCTGTTACAGCTATACCTGAAAGACTAAGTGAAAGAGCCCAAGCGCAAGCACAACCTATTCCAATACCTGAACCTACACCTGAATCTGATATAGTAGGAATAAAAAGAGAACCTGCTGTGCAGGAGATGAGGACACAAGATGGACTTCCAATCACCAGAGCTGGAGAAGTTGACACCGCAAGAGTTGGAGAAACTCTTCAAGTACCTGGACGACCCAATGAGCCAGGACTTCCCACAGGAACTACAGAAGATCTCGGAGTTAGAGCTCCTGGGGTTACAACTGATGTTGAACCAACTAATGGACGAGAAGCGCAACAGCCCACTGCATTAGAAGAAAATGTAGGGTATCATGCAGGGGATTTAGGGTATGGATTTGACACTACATTAGGTAGGATGTCCTCAGGTAGAAGTACAGGTCATTTTGGCACAGGAGTTTATTTTGTAGGGAGCCCTGAAGTATTGGGAACCTCATTAAAAGCTGAAAGGCCTGTTGAGAAAATAGATTTCTCTAAATATAATTTGGCTAAACCTGAAACAAGAAAAGATGCATTTAAATTACACGACGGTTTAAAAGATATAAATGATGCTGTTACTAAATTAGCCCAAGGTAAAACTGAATGGGAAGGATATTTTGGGGCTAAAGAAAATATAAATAGTTTATATGACAAAGCTGCTTCAAGACTTAGTGAGAGTCTTGGCTTAGGTCAATACGGAAAAATTAAAAGTCTTATTGAAGAAGAAGTTAAAAAGACTGCGCCTAATGTAGAAAAAGTAATACATACAAATGAGTATGTTCCTACCGCCGCTACTGAAGTAATGAAAAAGCTTGGTTATGAAGGGGTTGATGTCAGAGGAATTCCAGACTTAGATAATACTGCATATGGGTCTGTCATTTATGCGCCTAAAGTAGAGCCCTCAATTACCCAAGAATCTCGTCAAGCCGTACCTACAACACAAGAAACTGCGCAGACTATTACTGATACTTTAAAAAAAGAATTTGGTAATAACATATTAACCGCACAGAAGCGCGGTCTTCTAAACATCGTAGACTCAGTAGACCAATTACCTGCCGAGATACAATCTAGTATCCAACCCAACGCAGTAGGTGCTTACTCAAAAGGCAAGTCTTACATCATTGCTAATCGAATGACTTCGGCAAATGCTAGACGTACCTTGTTACACGAAGTTGGAGAACATCATGGGCTCGAAGGCATGCTTGGTAAATCCATGTATAAACAAACCTTACGCCAAGTTAACCAATTAAACAAAATGGACCCGGTTGTCACTGCCGCACATGACCACGTGACTAATTTGTATCCTGAATTAAAACCTGGTTCTGAATCTTATTTAAGAGAAGTGCTTGCACGGATTGGTGAAACTTCGCCAGAGAACACTATTTTTCGTCGTGTAGTGGGTGCTGTAAAAAATTTCCTAATTAAAATGGGTTTATACAACCCTAACAAATTTACTACTGCAGACCTACAAGATATGATTCTGCATTCATTGCGTACCTCGTTAAGAGGTGCTGCGCCAGCAGCGGAGGCAGCAGGTGTGCCTGCAGTTCAAATGGCTAAAGTAGGTCCTACTACTACCGTTGATCCACAAAATTCTAGTGGCATTATGGACTCTGTAGGTAATACAATTAAAAGCACGCCTATATATAACTCAAGATTAGCACAAGATGTAAGAAATGTTTATTCTACAATCCCAGATAGACTTAGAGCTATTGGTCTTTCATTCTTATCATTACCTCAACAAGCAGATTTATTTGGCAAAGAACTCCCTGCTCTTAATGACCTATTAGATATTATTAATAAACGTGCTGGAGCATTACAACAATACAGACAAGAAGTTGACGCTAGAGTATTTAAAGGGTTTGAGTTACTTAAAAAATATCCTAAACCAGTGGTAGATAAATTTAATGATGTTGCACATAAATTAACAGCGCTTCGTATTAATCCTAAAAAAGGTAAAAACGAACAAGATAATTGGGATGATCAATTAATGGCTGCGTGGAATAATACTCCTAAAGAATTACAAAATTTAGCTTATGAATACTCCGATGCTTTTGGCGAAGCTAGAGAGACTATGATTAAACAAGTAGAACTCTTTGCGGGTAAATCTATTGCAGATCAATTAAGAACAAGGTTTGAACAAGAAAAGATTTCATTCTACTTGCCATTAAGACGTAAAGGTAATTATAGATTAGCTTACTTTGATAAAGATGGCGAGCGCGTTGTAATTCATAAAGAATCTCCGGCTGAATTAGCTATCGCAGTTAAAGAAGCCCAAAAAGCTAATGGTCAAGATATATCAACTAGCCTACTTACAAGAGAATTAAACTATAAAGACACGCCTCCATTAGGTTTTGTAAAAGGCATTATTGATTTGTTAGATCAAAATATAGATGCAGATATTAATGATCCTGATTCTATTGCCGCCAAAGAAAGCTTAATTAATGAAGTCTATAAGACTTACCTAGACACATTCCCTGATGAATCCTTACGCCAACAAATGCGTACTCGTCAAGGTATTGAAGGTTATATTAAAGATGTTGTAGGTGGATATGCGGATGTAGGTTCTAAATTAGCCCATCAAGTTTCTAATCTTGAGTATAAACCATTACTTGATAAAGCTATGGCAGAAGTTAAAAAGAATGAAGCTGATTTTAGGTTAACCAATCCAGACTTAAAAGATAATGTGCCTGTTACTCAAGTCGTTCAAAACTTAATTGACCAAAGAAAATTCCTTGACAACCCTGTAGCTGACAGTATCTCTTCAAGAGCTAGCTGGTTTAGTTATATGTGGCATATTGCAGGCAACGTATCTTCTGCTGTAGTCAACTTAACTCAAGTTCCTATGGTAGTGCTTCCTATGCTCGGTGGTAAATATGGCTGGACTAAAGCAAGTGCTATGTTAAAAGAAGCATACTCACAATATACTAAAGGCGGCTTAGACGTCAATCGTAAGTTCTTACCTGATTTTACTTTCGGTGCTAATTTAAAACCCGGAGATAAATATTATAACTTGTATCACAATGCCGTCAGTCGTTCTACTATTCGTCGCAGTGTAGGCTATGAACTTACAGAAATGAGACGTAGAACTACTGAAGAATTTACAGGTACTAGAGCTAAGGTTGAAACTGGCTTAGGTTGGATATTCCAGAATTCTGAAAGAATGAATAGAGAAGTAACATTAATTGCTGCATTTAATTTAGCTAGGGAAAATGGTTTATCTGAACAAGCTGCGATTGATGAAGCTATCGATATGACAACTCGTACACATTCACATGCATTATCAGAAGCTGGCCCTCGTATGTTCCAGAACGGTCTTGGTAAGGTTGCATTTACGTTTAAGTCTTTTGCTCAAGCACAGATTTATAACATGGCTCGCTTATTCTATCTAGCATTTAAAGGCGAAAAACCTGAGATACGTAGACTTGCACAGAAACAATTAACTGGTATTTTAGGTATGACTTATGCATTCTCTGGACTTCAAGGCTTACCAACTTATGGCGCGGCTAACATGTTTGCATCGGCAGTTTCAGCTATGTTTGGTGATGATGATGAGCCGTTTGACTTTGACGAAGCAGTTCGATCAGCAGTGGGGGACATCGGCTACAAAGGCCCAATCAATGCGTTAACAAATATTGATATAGCATCGAGAACAGGTTTCAATGGTATGGTATGGCACGATGATCCAAGACGTTTAGCAGAGGTTGGATTTGCTCCGTACTTCATAGAACACTTCTTTGGCCCATCCTATCAAGCTTTGTTTGTGAACCCAGGCCGAGCAATTACGCTTATGAAAGAAGGGCAAGTATATAGAGGTCTTGAAACTGTTACGCCGTCCTTCGTACGTAATCCTCTGAAAGCTTTCCGTTTTGCAACTGAAGGAGCTACAACAACTAACGGAGCGCCTATTGTTGATGACGTAAGTGCATACAGCGCATTCATGCAAATCTTTGGATTTACTAATGCCGAATTGTCAGAAGCTTACGCGAGAGCCGGATCTATGAAAAAAGCAGAACAAAAAATTGCTTCGAGACGTACTTCGTTGCTAGACCTACATTTCTTAGCTAAGTCTAATGGTGATGATGATATGTTAGCGGAAATTAAAGACAAGATTGCAGGATACAATGAGTCATACCCAAGTAACAAAATTTCTCCCGATACTTTATCTAGATCTTATCGCGGTCATATGGAAAGAATTAAAAACTCTGTTGATGGCGTTTATCTTAATAAGAAACTTAAGAATCAAATCATCGAAGAATACGGCGACTAGTTACTTAATTCGCCAAGCCCTAACTCCTAGACATCCATCTTTTTCAGTTACAAAAGCTTTAGCTACACATCCTGCACGCTTAGCACCGGTCTCTATTGCATAAATAATAGGCGAGGGCTTTAAGGTGGGGACAAAGAAACTATCCCCAACACTCATTGCTTCAAACGGAAATACCCATTCAGGTTCTTTAGTGAGACTCACTATCTAACCCCTTTAACATTGCTTCAGGAAGTGAAGCCAAGTTAACCTTGTAAACACTTGTAGCTGCTTTACCAAAATCTTTCCATCCTGCATTCATACGTTTTTTAACATCTCTTCCCGCATCTACTTGAATACCTGATTCTTTCATCTGGAATAAAAGCTCTTTGCGGCTTATAGTCATCTCACCTAGATACTTATCAAATTCAGTCTTAGAGATCCACATTGTATTTTCATCATTCTCTACTCGGATAACAAGGGCAGTACGTGGTTCCATCGTAATCTTATTATCTTTGAATGCTAAGATGCCAGTTTGATTCTTATTAATATAATCTGAAAGCACTGACTCATAATCTATACTATTGACTTTAACTACATTGTCTTTAATAGTAATCATTTCAGTTACAATCTTTTTATAAATTCTATTTAAATCAAAGTCAGTAATACCTGATGCGTTAGTAATCTCGCCTGATGTCATAGCAGCTGCAACTAAGTTTTGATAAAAGCGATATGCGGTATCTTCACCAAAATCTTTAGAGAATTTAGCACACCACTTATCAATCATTTTACTTATCTCTAGTTCGCCTATCTTATAAACTGCTTTAATAAACTCTGGTCCTGCCCAACCGTGGTTAAATCTAAACGAGTCAAATATCTCACGACCTAGTGTTGCATCGTCTCTAAATATGTCCGGTTTTCTCACTGATAACTCAATAAGCCTTGCTACCTCACCATTAGGATCTTTCTTCAACGTAGTTAACTTGTCATATAAAGAATGATTTGATGTAAAGATTGCAATCAATGAAGCTGACATCTCGTGTTCACGTTCTGCATTCACAGAGGCTTGCATTCTGATCTTTGATTTACCTTGTGATATCTTGTGTATCAGTTGAGACAGTGTCTTAGGTAATATATTACCCACCTCGTCGAGGCCAAAGGGAATATTATGTAGGCCTAAGTATCGACCTGTCATACCATTCTCTGTTGCGTCTAACACAGATAAATCCTTCGGGTTACCCCATACACTTAGTGCTGAATATAAAGCACCTGTCTTAGCTGCCCCTGATTCACCTGTTAAACATATGGTGACCCCTGATGTAGATGTGTACTCCATTAACGCGGAGCCAAACCCTGCTAACATTGTGAATGCATGTAGTTCTAAACTTGGTTTATTAAGTTTATTAGCAGCGAGTTTCCATTCTTCGTACTTACCCATAGGGGCTAAGTGTTTAGCGATACCCCTACATAGTGGTGACGTTGGAGACGATACATCTTTAAAGTCTCGTGTATATTCAATTGCTCCAATGACAAACGATTCTCTGTTTGGTGTCCACCCCATTTGCATCCGCATAACATCTGCAGCGGATTTGTTCATTAAGTACTGACCCCATTTAATTATGTAATTCATAAGATATCCTACCTCCTTGTTTCCGGGATTAAATAAAACGCCATTACTTGCAATAGCTTCTTTAAACTTTTCAATAGCATATACATGCTTAATAGGTAATAAGAATTCTCTTTCAGGATCGTTCGGTAGCATGGCCTTCATGAGCAGGCATTCTCCATCTGCAACACTAAAGATTCGTTTCGTAGGGTAGATATCATAGAGTGAAACTATGATAGGATCTTTTGGGATCGGTACTCCGTTCTCATCGTATTCATGCGGTGGTAAATAATAGATACCCCCGTTTTTACCGTAGACAAAAGGTTGTAATTCTTGTGGTAACCCATTGAGCTTAGTTGTAACTTTTGTAGTTTGGTTAATTGTTTCTGTTTTAGTTTCTAGTACCGTTTCGGTCACAGGTTGTGCTACTTGTAGTTCTTTACCTATAGCTAACGGATTTGTTATCTTGCCTCTAAACGGACAACCTTCGCAACCGCCCGGATTAACGTTGTTAAAGGTTTCGCAAGAGTGTGGTTTATCTTGTGTAGCTTGGGCCTTTCTATTAGTGGCTTCCTTGTCATAACCTGGATGTTCCTCAGACATCATGTGGATCGCAGTGTCACGATCAGAACAATGTTGTGCTATGGATAACCCAGAATACCAAATAGGTTCCGTCAAGGTCTTTGCATTCTCTAAGATAAACTTAATCTGATTACATCCCTTACCTTCTAAAGACTTAACAGCGATATCAGAAAACTTAGTTTGGAAATTATCCAACTTCATCATCTTACGTTGATCTTCGCTAAGTCCTGTCTTGGGTAACGCTGCAATTAAATCGTCATGCGTTTGTGCTACTGCACCTAAAAAAGTCTTGAACTCTTCAAATGAATATACTGGGATATCAGTACCAAGTACTTTAGTAGGAAGTGGTGGATCTGTTTTTTGATTAAACGTGTCTGGGCAACGTAGAATTCTAGCTAAATCTGCTGTCACTACAGGATCTATGTTCAGACCGTGTGTCAAGCAAAAGTTTTTAAACTTCTCAGCGTAGGGTTTCCATTCCGCTGCAGGTACATCTTGATCAAAAATCCAATATGCGTGAACTCCACCCCCTGAATCTATTCTCACTGGAGGTGGCAAGTCGTTATCTAATATAAATTTATCGATAGCATCAAGGGCGTCTTCTTTAGACTCATATCCTTTGCCTTCGCCAACATCTAAATCTACAAAGAAAGATTTAACTGCTTTAGCTTCCTCTGCCTTACGACTATAACCATTGAATGAACTAAGTGCTACAAAGATATTAGTCTTCGAGTCCTTCTTAGATTCAACAAATGATTCTAACTCATCTATGTTTTCTACGAATTTGTGCTTAGTGATCTTAGCTATCGGATCGATAGTAGCCACACAATATACGCCTGTAGATGGCAATGCTTTCTTATAAAATTCTTTAATCATATGCAGTGACCTTCTCTTTTTTTAGTCAACAGTAAGCCTCCGCAATAAATTGCGTTTTTTCAAATATCACGGAGGAATATCTATTCTACTACGTTTTATATCTTATCGATAACTTTAGATTGAATAAAGTATTTAGCATCGGTAGACGTTGTAGCAGGTAATATACCCTTGTCAATACCTTTATTAATTAACTCTATAAATTTAGTTATCTTCTCGTAATTCTTTTCTCTAACATATTGACCTCTGAACCAACTATGTATAGACATTCTTGATACATTGAAGGCCTCGGCCACGTAGGTGGTAGGCAGATTTGCTTTTACACAAATTCTACCTAGTTGTACACCTATCCTCGTCGGGTCAGCTTTTTGAAGGCTGATTAAAAATTGTTCACTATAAGGTCTCGCCATGATAACTCCTTATGATTTAGCAGCCCACTTATTGATGATGCTACTCACATCAGCTTTAGGTGCCTGCGGTTGTTGAACAGTTGATTCTCTTAACACTGGTTCTATTACATCTGCAACTGGTGCAGTTGGCTGAGCAGTGGTTGTTGTCGGCGCTACATTAGGGACAACTGGTTCCGCTAACATATCTTCTTCTTCCTTCTCTTGATAGATAGAAAGTTTGACATAGTTCTGCGCTTCTTCTGAATTAGCTAATTCGGTTAGTACTGGAATTAACTCCATAGGCACAGGCGCACTTGGTGAGAATAATAACTTCTGATACGTAGCAGCTGGGTCAAAATACATCTTGGTTACCGCAGCGTTATTATTAATACCACTTGCAGCTAGGTATCTAATATATGTTTGGAACGGACGACCACCATTAACCTCATCACCAAAACATGACTTAGGTGAAAGAATTAATTGAATTAATTCAGTAGGTTTATTAGGTGTAACTACCGCAGTTCTCCATGTAAGCTTACATTGTTGTGCAGCACCTTTAATACTATGTGGACATTGATTACATGCCGCAGCTTGTTTATTCCTAACTTCGGGATCGGGCGTTCTAGCATCGCTTGCCCAACAGATAATCTTAGCTTTTTTGCCTGGAACATACGTACTATCATATAAAGTTCTACATGGTGTATGCGCCATCTTTACAAAGACAATATCCATTTCACCATTTACTGGTGATGATGCTACTTCGTTACCATTCACAAGCATCGTGAACTTACGACCTTCCGTTGAAATCTTTCTATTATTAGCGCGCCCTGCAACAGCCAATGTATCTTGGTTAAGGCCATTAGGTGACGCTAATGAATTTTGTTGTAACTGACTAATTAAATCCGTACTCATATACTTCTCCTTATTTACTTGTTGGTTTTCTTATTACTACACTAAACGCTCTTACTGAACTAATACCAGGTGGTAGTCCTTCACCTTCATGGTTTGCCATGTGCTCAGCAAAATTGCCATCATGGATGCGTCGTTGTAATAACTCTAGCGCGCCATGTTCTAAAACATACTGCTTAAACTCATCCCAATTGTTACATGCAAATTGTTCTTTAACTGTCTTTGTAATAGTACCGTTATTAGTTCTAACACTTTCTACATTTAAAGCATTGCATTCGTCTATCATTACTTGTTCAAGTTGGGTTAACTCAGAACTAAATTCATTGTCCTTTGTTTTATATTGCCTGTACAAGTTTTCTCTAGCTGTTCTAATGGCAATATACGCTTTAACCATTTCGTCTAGCTTTGGACTTTCATGTACCGGTTGTTCTAATTCTTCGCTCATGCTCCTAACTCCTCTCGATATAAATCAACTAATTTTGTATGTAAATCTACCTTGCCTTGTAACATGGCATACATCTTCTTCTCTACTTCTGAACCTTGTAAATGTACTACTGTCATTTTATTTACTTGCCCTACGCGATCCATACGTGCAATACATTGTAGATACGTTTCAACGGACATCACCGGAGACCAAAATACAACTGTGTTAGCTGCGGTTAAAGTTACACCATGTGATGCAGATTGTGGTTGAATCACTAACACTCTTGGTTCTTCCATTGTTTGAAATTGGTTAATGATATTAGCACGTTGTGTGGCTGACACGTCACCTTGAATAATCTTATTAGTAATACCTTTATCTTCTAAATATCTTGCTACTAATTCAATTGTGTGCCTATATGGAACAAAGATAATAACTTTGTGTTCTGTCTCATCTATAACTTCCATTAAAGCTGTGAGACGTGGTTGAACATCAAACTCTAATACTTCTTTAGTATCTGTGTATACCGCACCACCTGATATTTGTAATAGTTTATTAAGTCCTGCTGCAGCGTTGACTGCGCTAATCTGTGCGCCAGCGGCTTCAATCATCATTTGTTCTTTAAGCATTTTGTAATACTTCTGGACTTGTGGTGTAAGCGGAACTTCACGCGTTGTATAAAGTACGTCAGGTAAATCTAGACACTCGTCTTTAGCAAATCGAATAGCCGGTTGTAATGCTTTAAATACATCGTTCTTAGAATTAGGTTTAGGAACCCATTTAAACCGAGTCACTTGATACATAACTTTGTCCCGCCATGCCATAGCAAACTTAGGTACGTTCTGAGGGCACACAAGTTTAGCTAGGCCGTATGCATCGACTGGTGATTGAGACGCAGGTGTACCTGTCATCATCCATAGTCTTGTTTCAGGTTTAAGTAATTTAGCTAGGGTTTTCCAGCGCGCAGTGGAAGGACTCTTATATGCATTGGCTTCATCAATCACAACTAAATCAAATCCGCCATTAATAATATCGTCTTTAACAATAGCTACACCATCATAATTAATAATTACAAACTCGTACGGACCTTGTATAACTTTAGTTCTTTTATGAGCAGGGCCATGTGCCACTGCTACAGATCTATGCATAGCCGTATTTAAAATATCAGCTTGCCATGCAGAATACATAATAGACAGAGGACATATCACAAGAACTCTTTTAATTATTTTTTGCGTCATTAGATAATCAGCTGCCCAAATGACTGAAGAAGTTTTACCTGTACCGGCTTCGTTAAAACAGAATGCTCTGTGATTGATACTTAAGAATTCAGAAGTTACACGTTGGTGATCAAAAGGTTTATATAAACCTGGGTAGTTATAATCTCGTTTAATTGGTGAGGGTAAATTGTTTCGGAAAGAAACAATCTGGTTGAGCCTAGTCATCTCTGGAACATCCCAAAATATAACCATCTCAGCTAAGTTACCATTGCGTTCTACAACTTCAGACTTAGCAATGTTGTCTGTAATGTGTGGAACGATGTGTTCCGGTACTGTAATTTTTAATGCGGTGTTTTGTATAATTTCCATTCTAGTATCATATCAGGTTCTAGAAGGATGTCAAGTATTAATTTACTATTTCTTAGTATCTTTTTTTTCGTTCTCTTTTACTTGCTTCAGACACTAAGTTGTGCTTGGAATCTCTTTTAAATGAGCGGTTCTTTTTTGCATCTTGGACAAAATATCCATCCTTGTTTGAACCTCCCTTGTCAAGAGCTTTTTTGTGGGATACATCTTTACCTTCTCTAATATCTGCTTGACCATTACCATTTTTATCAGGATATTTTTTATCAATTGCACGGCGTGCACGTTGACGCTCCATCCGTTTCTTATGTTCTAACGGGGAGTCTTTATAAATAGGTCTTGGTTTATTAACGAAAGGCATAGCGTTATTATATCATCCTTGGTTAAAGTCACAAGTCTTAACAGGACAATACCTGCATAGTGGCGTATAGTTAGGAGGCCAACTATTTGTTTCATAAGAATTATTTAATCTCTCAAGTGGCCCCTTAAATTTATCCCATGATTTATCTATATCTTTTCTCTCGTATTCTTCTGTAATAAATGAATTGTGCATCACAAACAAAAGACCTGCTTTAATCTTATTGACTTGGGGAAAGTGAGCAAACGTCATTAAAGACATTAAGCGAAGTTGTTTAGGGTCAGGATACTTATTACTACCGGTTTTATAGTCAACAATGAAAGCATAGTCATTATCAACAATAAGCAAGTCAACAATGCCACGTACCCAACGATCAGGATTGTCAAACGCACAGGGCGACTTGTCTTTACCCAAAGCCATCTCATACTCCGCATACTTCTCGCCAGGAATAGCAATAAGCTCATCAACAGCCCCTTTAAATCTTATATAGTTTACTGCTAATTCTTTGCCGTCTTTAACATAATCTTCTAAAGCTTTGTGGACTTCAGTTCCATAAATCATTTTCTCTGAAGGGATAACCTCAAAGTTTTGTGCTACTTTAATTTCATAATATTGTTTGGGGCAGTTTTGATATTGCTTGAGGGATGAGTACGACCATGTAAAATTAGCCATTAGTTTGTTCTCTTAATTTCTTCAAAGTCATAAAACCATTTATCTTTAGCACTCCACTTGGCATGATTTTCTACACTATAAACTTCGGTAGGTATTTTAAAATCAGGCGTCTTTAGTTCCGCGGGTACAAGAGAAACATCATACCATAAGCATCTATTGTTAGGTTGACATGCAAATTGTCCGTTATCTAACTTAATAAAATTATAAGACTTATGTTCTTCAACGCCTTCACTAAAAGTTGTATCAATTATATTAGAATTAGAAGAAGCAAAATCAATCGTGAATAAATAATTACCAAAATGAAACTGCCTATCCTTGCCATAAAATTTAACTTTTAATCCGCGTAAATTTGATTTCTCAATCACCGCCATATCGTAAGATAAACAATCCCATATTTGTAAATAGTCTAAGGGTAAGGGGTTATCAACCGCTTTCCATACATAAGCGGATATGGGTAGCTTGTCATAGAGTGCGCCGTAGTTTGTAAGCATTGATTCAATACGAAACGCTTGTCCTTTAATTGCTTTAGCAGTCATCCATACACAAGGTTCTAATTCTCCTTGGCCTGACTCGTGATTATATAAAAACTCTTTGCGAACAAAACATTTAATAGGTGGAATGTTAGCTACTAAAAAACTCATTAGTCTTCTTTCTTTTGAACTTCACCTGTGGATTTATTTAATTCATACTCAGGTAACTCTTTTTTCTTTCTAAATATTAAATCAAAATTCTTTTCAAACATTTCATTGTTTGGTTTGCTATGTAACCAATCTCCTGTTACATCATTCTGCGCAGTTTTTTTCATAGTTATTCCTCATGTCTTTTACTAAGTCTTCGAAGGTTAATTCGTTTTTATCTTTAGCAAATTCTATGCTCATAAGATAACGCGTCGTTTCAAAATTATACACGGTATGTGATACTTGCGTGTTAAATAAATAATATGTAGCGGGTTTATATTGTAACTCTTCTATTTTAAATACTGGGTCTTCTCTATTGTGAGTAAACGCGCATATACTTCTGGCGTGTGGTGTAAGTAACATGTTGATGCCGACGCCACGTCTTGTGTCTGTATGCCAATCATAGCAAATATAAGGGTCAAGTTTTAAAACTCCTACAAGAAACTCATACCTTGCGTGCAGCCATCTTAAGAAACTGTCTTTAGCCACAATCTCTGGCGGTATAGGTTTAGCATTAAAGTTATAGTAAGGAAACCATGGAGACGAACTAAACGCATAGTCTAATACTTCCTGAGCTATGGTTGATTTAGTACCTATTTCATAATACGGTTTCATAAGTTTTCAATATCCATTTTGCAAATTTAATAAGCTCTTCGGGAGTTGCATTGCCTTTCATTGTATTAGCTTGGTGACTAATAACTTGAATATTTCCTTTTGTATATCCTTTAGTATTGTCTATCCTATCTATAGAAGGAGAATTATTATGTGGTCCTGATCGTACATCTACACATATATGTTTAATAATCGGTATGTCTAATATAGGACAGGTAACAGGAATCTCAACATCTACAGCTTCTATATTAAATTCTAATCCGCGTTTAACTGCTCTTTGTCTAGCGCTATTCATCAATACTCTATGAGGGTACTTTAGTCTCCATGCTTTAACCCTCGCATAAATTTTCTCTTTATTCTTTTCCCTGTATGCTTTTTTACTAGGATGCTCCATACTTACCCAAAGAACCTTTCTATTAGTACATTACTTTTCCGTAAATTCCAACTTGCAGGAACTACTTGTATATTATTAGGCACATGTAATCCTGAAATAGATATACCCCTTAATGGAATAATATGGTCTACATGCCATTTAAATTTAAACATATTACTCCTAATATGAGCTAACTCGTAAGCATTTTCCAAAATCCATAAATCATCTTTAGATAACCATTTAGGTGTTCGATTGCGTTTATCTGCCCTACGTTTGCCCCAATAAGCGCTAACCTTTTCTTTATTTTCTTTAGCCCATTTTCTTCCTTGGGCTAATTTTTTATCTTTATGTTTTCTATATTGTAGTCTGCCGTAAACTCGTATTTCTTCTCTTTTCTCTTGATATCGTTTTTTACTACGTTCTAATATTTTATCTTTGTTTTCTTGTCTATATTTTTTATGTCTTTTTAATTGTGCATCTATAGTTCTTTGATAGTATTCTTTACGTTGAATTGATCTTATTTCTTTTTTAGACTCTAAATATTTTTTTATTTTATCTAAGTTTTTTGCCCTATAAACTTTATTTCTAGCCTGTATTTTTTCTTTGTTTTTAGCCCGATATTTTATATCGTACAACCTTTTCAATTCTTTTTTATTAGCACTCTCCATAACTTGCTCCATGATTAGCTTCACACGCTACGGGTAGCCCTGTTGCCCAGATAGGAGGAGTTGACATAGTGGACGTAATGAAGGAGAGAGCTTCTTCCACTTCTGTCTCTGGAACAACATTGACTACCGCATCGTGAACAGTAAGCACAGGTCGGTATTTCTTATTAATTTCTATCATCTGTTCTCCTACAATAATACGAGCTAACGCTTGTACCACATTCTCGACTACAGATCCACCCCAAATTGATATCATGCCGCGTCTTGACTTATATACAAATTTAGATTTAGCTTCTGATACATCCCACGTGAGGCCAGGATAGTATATGTACAATCCATTGGGTAGTCGTATACCTTTTGGTGTAACAAGTAAAGCATTGTGGGTATCTAAGTAATAAGGCTTTTTATCTTTAGGCCATGCTGACATTGTTTGTAACGCTTCATCACATGCTTTCCATAAGTCCATAACTTTGTTATTAACTTCACGATAAACACCTACAAGACGTTTGCATTCTTGCTCATCCATAATAACACCGGCTGATATCTTGAGTGTCTGTTGTAGTTTAGCCGATCCTGTACCATAACCTAGACCTAAAATGCATGTCTTGCCTACCGCTCTTTCCGTCTTATCATTCTTTGTAATTTGTTTGTTATAAACTTTAGATGCAAATTCTGAATATACATCGCGACCTTCTTCATACCATTTGACAATATCATTTTGCCCGGCTAACCAAACTAGGACTCTAGCCTCGATCTGAGAGGAGTCACAGTTTATAACTTTATGTCCTTCAGGGGCTATGATGGCATTCTTTAAGGCTTTCTTTTTCTTATCTCTTGCTGGTAAGTTTTGGAAATTAACTTTGTCAGAACCAGCCCAACGTCCTGTGTGTGCGCCATAGTATTTCAACGGGATAGGTAGTTTGCCTTTGTTACGCGCCCCAATACCTAGGAATCTTTCGATGCGAGACTCTTCTATAGTTGATTTAGTACCCAACCGAACGCGACAAAGTTCTTGAATATATAAATCCTCGTGTTCGCATAAGTCTAAGAAACCTTGGTCACCTTTAGCTAGGGCAAATGTATCCTTACCTGTCGCCGGACTTACCTTGAGTGGCACTGTGATACCTAGTTCTTGAAGTATCTCAGCAAACTGTTTATTACTCGCTAACTTTCCTCGAACACATTCTTCTGTATCACATTCTAATCTTGTCATCAAGCCTTTTAATAACTCTGACTTTTCTGTCTGTACTTCTTCTAACCTAGCTTGTAATAAGGCGTCGTCGACTTCTAGGACTGGCTCGGTATACATGCGTAGTGTTAAATCGATTAACTTAATTTCGTTCTCTGGAAACTCAGGGGCTAAAACTTGGAATAGTTTGTATGTAAGTTCTACGTCGTTCTTACAATACTCACCGTATTGTGCTAAATCTACTTGGTTGAAATCTTCTAATCGTTTACCTTTAGCATCGATAACTTCCGTACCTTTACGACCTAGATTGTATTTCTCCACAAGAAAAGCAAGGCTGCCACCCACGTCCACGCCATGCACAGCCCGTGCCATAGACAACGTATCCAAATAGATACTAGGAATGATATTAAAAATGAATGAAAGAATACCACCGTCGAACTGTGTGTTGTGGCATAAGAGGACAGACTCTTTCCAATTGATTTGATCAAGTTCTTGTTTGATTGCATTGTGAGTTCCTGTTATCCAACGTGATTCGCCATCATCAATCTTAATTCCTACGCCGATGACTTGGAATCTTGGGTCTCTAATATATTCTTCCGTAGTTAAACCCGAAAGAGAAAAACCTACATCGTAGTAGGTCTCGAAGTCTAGTGTAACTAGTTGCATATTTTCCTTTTAAATTGGTGCTACCCTATGCAAACGGTAGATAGCGGTACCGTATTGACACGGTCATAATTACTAAGGAGGCACTATGACCCTCACTTGCATTGTGAGAATTTGGTGGGCTACTCGCGGTTATATAATAGCAAAAATACCATCACGAATTTTCATATATAAATAAAGTGCTTTCGCCCGTTGACTTTAAAGTATGGATAGTCCTATTAATACAAGTGTTATGACTACAAACATAATTCTTCCATTGCGTGTTTCATATTTATCTGTGAGATCTGGTTTATATACGCCACCCCATGCTTCACGTGCGGAACGTGGTGTAGGTGTGCCTACTGTATCAGGCCTAAAAAAGTGATATCCTTTTCTTGCATTCTTACGAAAAATTTTAAACTGTTCTTTGTCAAATAAATCATAGTCTGTTGACACCATAACTTTTCTCCTATTTTGTTTAATTTTACTTCTTATATCTTTGGTATTCATCTCTACACTCTATTGAGCACCAACGCTTCTGATCTTTAACTTTATCACCACACCATATACATTGTCCAGTACTATTTACAATCTTATGGGCTTCGGCTGACGCATTGTGAATGGCCACGTCTGTTGCATATTGCATTAAATCATTGGCTACGTCGGCATCATCTCCCATCACACTGAATACTTCATGCCTTTCCTTGATGAATTTGTTTCTGAGGTGTTTTTAAAATATCCATTCCAATTTGTATTTGCTCCTTTGGGTAATGCTTTAGGTAATTTAATTAAACCTTGTTTGGCTAGTTCCCTTACTCTTGTAGCACTTCCTGTTGCATGTAATACAATATGATTACGCGTTGCGTTTGGATACTTTTCCATATATTGATTTACTGCTTCGATCAGTTGTTCATCTGTTTTTTTGTTAATCATTAAAACAAACACTCCCCTACTAATTTAAATAAGTCTTCCTTAACTTCAATCGGTTTATCTAGTTTGACTACGTTCTTGCCTTGATCTTTGTGCCACTTAGCTTCTTTGGCTGACCATCTGTATTGACGTATAACTTCGCCATCACTATCTATTACTGCGTAACTAAACGGAATCATTCTACGTTCTTCCACCAATAGTTTTGTCCTCTGCGTTTATGAAAGTTGTCATAAAATCTTTTGTTCTTATCTGATACTCGTATTTTAATGACGCGCTTCCTTAAACTAAATAAACCTTTGACTTGATATACAATCACTTTACTTCTCGTCTTGCAATCTCTTTAGCAATCTTGGCACGCTTCTTGCCCGGCTCTTGAACCTTATCAAGCATCTCATATAATACTTTTAATGCTAATGCTTTTAATCTATCTTTGCCCGTCTTTGTTTTAAGCGGGTTAGCGTGTCGTTTACTTTTGTGTATCTGTTGTGTTGCCATCAAAAACTCCTTTGTTCAAAACATTCTAAGTGCGACTTCACAAACATATTAGTTCTAACCTCTTCATAGAGTTCACCTTGTATGCATTTAAGACCCGTCTTATATTTAGTCTGTGTATTATTATACTTCATAATTCCCCAAGTGATACAACATCCTACAATAAGTCCTACTATGATATACCCTGTGCCTTCATATTTATTAGAGTCCATTGTATGCCTCCATCATTTTTTGTGTGGATTCCTTATAACTCTTAATGCCTGTTATTTTCTCTGCTTTCGATTCATCTTTGTAGAGAGGGGTGATCGTAATGTAATGTTTCTTATTAGGCAAGTCTCGTATCCACGATAGTTCTTTGGGGCGAAATTGTGTTATCGATGACCATACTAAATCACCATTGATATTGAATTCTTCTGTTGACCATGCGTATGGTTGTTTAAGGGTTTCTTGCATATTTACTTCCGCCTTGTTTATAAAATATTAGGTTTGACCATTTTACTACAGGTTGTAATCCTGTCCATGACTTTGGTTTTGTAATGGTTGTGTCATGAAAATGGGTTGCTCCGTAACTATAATCTACTTCTAATCTATGTAATACTTTGTATGCTATATCTTTATATTCCTGTCGGATCACCGACGGCGGTTTAACTACTCCATACCAACTAAATTGATAGGGGCGTTTCATTTGATAACATACATTCTTGTGTTCAAACTCAGCTCTTCGCATTAACACATACCCTACTGCAATTTGAGCTTGTTTTGGTTCTTGAGCCGACTCCATGTAAATGGTCGTGGCGAGGCATAACAATGCTTGATCTAGCATATATACTCCTTATTCTTTAGGAACAGGTATCAGTTCTTTGGATTAGATACTTCATCGATTAGGCGATCGAGATACCACCTTGCCTTATGCAAGTCCTCGACTCCGTTTTTAAATTTCCATCGCCAAACGTATTTGATAATGTTAGCAGTGCATACCGCTTCAATACCTAATAGTCCTTTAACGGCCTCTTTGATAGCGTCAATGCATTCGATTGCGCCTTGTGTGTAATGTGACGGGTGATTCACATTGTCTTTTACTGCTTTACTTCCTGTGTAGCTTGATAGAATTTTCTTCATTCTGGTCATTCTAACTCCTTTAGCATGGCTAATAGTTCCTCTATATTACCTTCATTTACCACGATTGCCAAGCCTTTCTGAGCAATGATCTGTTTCATGTTGTGTTTTTGCAACAACGTGGGTTCATTGTTTCCGGCCTTACATTCGATACCAATGAAGCATCCTTTGTAACACGCGATGATATCTGGCACTCCACTCCTACCATAACCCGCACTCATAGGTGAGAAATGGTATGCACCAAGATCATCTAATATCTTCTTGACTTGCTTCTTTACTTTACCTTCGGGTGTCATTCTCTTTCCTTATGTTTTATTGTATAAAGGTTCAAACTCTCTAATGTATTTATGTTCTACTTGTAATAGTTTTTGTTCCGGTACAGGTAATAAGAATACTCTGTTAAACTTCTTATCTTTGTAGTGATGTGGTATGCGCGATGATGGCTTAACGCTCTGTCCTACATACACTACCTTTTCATCCTGACATAAAAAGTAAACACCTGACGGATAACCTATTTCCATGGGGGTCAGATTAATTATATCTTTTAATGAATCAGGAATTAAATGCTTAGCTTCTTTTCTAACCCTACTTCTAAATCTAATAATCGATGGATGCACATCGACTCCCACAGAAGAATATCTTGATGCATTTTTTATAATCCAACTTATAACTTCTTTGTATCGATACCCTACTTGCGACCCGCCTATTTCATGGTATGGCATATATTTATTCTTAGCAAAATACAATATGTCCCGCTTAGTAAAGAATCCTTTTAGTTTTATTATAAGTTCATCAAGCGTAATCAAATCTTTAAACAACTGTCTCTCTATATCTTGATTCTCAGTTTCCTGTCTGATTGATCGCTCTATTCTTATGAGTCGTTCACGGTCTTGCTTCTTACGTCTCTTTGTTTGCTTTGCCGTGATGATGTTATAACCTTCTTCGTGCTTAGTCACAAACGCATAACCATTATATTCTTGTCTGTTTCTAATCAGCGTTTTTATATCATCTCTTATAAACTTATAGTCCGTGCGATATTGCGTAATGCATCGATCTACGATGTCTATAAATTTAGCAGACTTTACTTTTACTTTGTGAATCCTAAAGAATCTTTCTAACACATCGTCCACAATAGAACAACCTGTAGGTTTATCTCGCATGTAAGATGTAGGTTCTAGATTGTTGATTGATCCAACTTCTTTAATCCAGCAATACAATGGCACGGCTAACCATCGTTTCCCGCTCTCGCGTTTTAAGATATCCATTTTATATCGTAGGTATCACGTTGATTTTAGACTGGCTTGAAGTCCATATACTACCGGCCTCATTACCTTCATCGTCACGCATAGCAATTATCCAATGGCCGTCGGTAAACTCAATCACAAGTCCTGATTTATCCCATCCTATGTCTTCCCTTTCACGATCATCCAAATATCTAACGCGTCTTATAGTTTTACCTACAAGAAAATTACTCGCAAGGTTACCCCAATGTTCTCTTAGTTCTGCATTGCTATGTTCAATCACGCTTATCTGTTCCATCTTGTTTCTCCTTTAGTTTAAATCGTTCTGATCCTTTGTTTATCATGCGTGCGTATGCACATGCGTCTTCCAACGCGCTATCTTCGAACAATGATTGTTCTTGTATGACGTCTTCTAATGTTCTATCCATATTAGTCTTCACACACTCCACCTACACAGGCACGGCTAATGATCTCATTTTCTAAATCATTGTATGCATCTGCTTGGATTAAGTGGTCTGCGTATTTCTTTTGTCGGTCGAATAGACTATGTTCCACTTCTAGTACCGATGCCTTGACAACAAGACCCTTCTCTCGTGCGGTCTCGGACAATATGGTAGCCACATGGTCACTTGGTTCTACACCCCACTTACCTACCATCTCTTTGTAATCATCTGCCATACTTACTTCTATTACTACGCTAAACTTGGTCATGTTTTTCTCCTAATGTATTGTTGATTCTTCTTCGTCACGCTTCTTCATTTCTTGCTCATCGATCCAAGCGATTGCTTCTTTCTTACATTGTTCTATCTCTTCATCACTTAGTTTATCGGCTATCACTTGGGCTATCTCCATCACCTCTTGTAGCTTGTCGTTAGGCGCGGTGATACCTAGTATCAAAGCATGGGTCAACGCTTCCTTGTCATTCTTAATAAATGCCATGTCGTTCCCCTATCTAATTAAAGACACTAGTAATATAAAAGCACTGATACCCCATGCTACAACTTCTGTAATAATTAAACGGCGAAGCCTAGCTTTTGGTATCGTCACATACTCACTCATATAAACTTCCCTTTCATAATTTTTATAGCTTGTTGAGTTCGGTGTTCTGAATATTGATTTTGTTTTCATTCTTTTTCTCCTTGTATAAGATTAATGATTTCAGCTTTTGCCTTTGCTCTACCCTCTGCTAATCCTAGTTCGTATGCCTCATCGACAAAGTATCTAATCTCGTTAAACTCTTTGTCATATCGTTCTGCCATTCCCTTTTGCACTTCTTCTATAATTTTAGTCGTTGCCATTTAAACTCCTCCTATATATTTGCTATTAACTTCGGTAAACATTTCTTGTATCGTTTCATCGTCAAATACTTCGTTATCAAATTTAGACCTCGGATATCTACTTCTTAAATACTCGTCCACAAAAGTTCTCATCTCATTAACACTTGGCACTCTCATATCAATACTCATTTAAATATTCTCCTTACTCCGTTAAAGATACCTTCTAAATCTTCGGGCTTTAAATCGTTCTTGTTAAATGAAAATGGTGTCTTCCTACCATTACCATGTATGACATACCCTGTCACTACTACTTGCTCTACTATGTATTGCTTTTCTTTTTTAGTAGTCATAACTCTTATGTTCCTCTTCTCTTTCTTTGTTTAATAAGTATTGCTCTGTATCACTCATAGGTGGGTCATATACTTTACCCGATGCCCTTACCATTTGTCTATCTATTTCGTCGCATTCTTGGAAATGTTTTTTAAGTTCAAACCCCGTACTAAAATGGTTTTCCCCACAACAACTGCCTTTCCAATCGGGTACTTCATCGTAGCAATAAACACAATAAGTTATGCCGTCATCTAAATCATCAAAGTCTTCACTCATACATTTACCTCCATGTTGTCTGCACAATTGTTATAGCGTTTAACTACTGCAAATCGAATAGCTTCCATAAGGTTAAGGTAGTCTTTGCCCTCAAGTCCCTCAATCTCATCAGCGTCTTGTAAAGCATTTATTACATTTTCATATATTTGAAATGCTCTTTTATTCATATTGCCCCCTTATAAAATCTCTCAAAGTCTTCTTGATAAAAAGTTTTTAAACAACCTCTTGATACTTTAATCCAACCATCTTCATCGTATTCGTTATTAGTTATAGCGAAGTCGATTGAAATTGAAGTAAGTAATGACTCATCACCCTCTTCCTTATCATCTGCCTCTGTTTCATACTCCTCTACATCTGCTCTATCTACTTCGAAATCATGGTGCCCAAAAAATCCTTGCCCTACATTTTTAGCTACATACTTTGCAAACTTATCTATGTCCTTTTCTTTTAAAAATTGCATTTAGTCTTCCTCCTCTGCTCGTTCTTCTTCTATCTCTGTTAGGTAGTCATCTACATATTGTGCTAGGTGTTCGGGAAAATCTATCTCTTCTTTTTTACCATCTTCCCATTCGATGTCCATTACTAGCTTCCATGACACTATTCTTTTTATATCACTCATCGTCGTCCTCCATCATTAGTAATGCGTCTAATACTTCCCAACCCAACTCTGTTAATCGGTCTTTCATGTTGTCTTCGTTATCCTCTAGCCACTCTTCACATCTTGGTAGCGACCAATCCTTTTTTATTGCTTGAACATCTTCTGCCCTCCATGTGACAACTGCATAACCATCGCCATATAATTTACTCATCGTCAATCACCTCGTCTATGCCATCTACCTCAAAATTAGCTGAGTCTATTACATCTTCCTCACAGGCCGTTTCAACAAAAGTGTTATATGCTTCATCTTTGTTCTCTGCCTCTACTATCTTTTCATAAAATATTGTTTCCATTGCCGTCACTTTAAACTTTTTCATGTGATTCCCTTTCAAAATAAGCCATACATTGTTCATAGATACCATTAAATAAGTCTTGTCCATACTCTGTGTTGGTTGTGTTGCCGTCCTCGTCATCGACGATACACTTATGTTCTATGTCTAAAATAAATAATACGTCGTCATAGATCGCCTCTGCCAACTCCCCCGCTTTTTCATTTGGTGAATTGTCTATCATTTCTGTGCCGTTAATTAGTTTCATGTTTTTCCCCTTATGCCTCGTATGCTCTTAAATAATCATCAACTGCGTCTTCTACCTTTTCACCTATGTATGAACCCTTGATGAGTTCGATGCAATCCTCGTCTGAAAATGTATAGCCTCGCTTCAATGCCTCTACTTTGATTTCATCATGGGTCATATCGCCTTTACCTTGATGTCCCTTATATATCTCGTAGGTCACTCGTTCTATTTCGTTAAATAAGTTCATACTATCCTCCCTATTGATTCCATGAATAACTCTCTTAACTGCTCGTCTATGTTCTGACCTCGTCGGTGTTTCTCGTATAACGTGGTAAAAGGTAGCCTTTCCATGACTACATAGTCCCTTTCTCGTGCTTCCTCTGCTATATCTTCGTCATCTACTTTGGATAGGTCTATTGTCATAAACTCGTTCTCATTGCGTTGGATTTCTACTATCATGATGCAACCTCATTTTCTTCTTCGTTAATTTCATACTCGCACACCATGTCATAGTCATCAAAATAAACTATTTGCTCTTCTTGATTCCCATTTGATATTGTGTCTTCTAATTCTTTGTAGGCTTCTTCCTCATTTTCTGCTTTAACTCTGAAAATAAATCCTTTGCCTATTGACCCTCTTATCTCATAGCTTTTCATTTGGCCTCCCCTTTTAGAACATCATTAATTAAATCTATATAGCTTTTCGCGGTTAGCGTTTTAAACTTTGGGTCAGTAAGTCCCTGTAAAAATTGCTCTGCATCAGTAGGCACTAAAAAAGCCCTCGTTAATTGTTTATTGGTGTAAGAATTGTATCCCTTTGCTAAAAATACTCGAACCATGTTATTCCCCTAGTTTGCGTTGTTGAAGTTTAATGATGTGATACCCTGTGACACTTTCATATCCGAGTGCGTCTAATACTTCGTTTGGGTTCGGATAGTATTCGTTTTCCTTTTCAAACTTTTTAGCTTGCTCGTCATACTCTGTTTCTAACTCGGTGTGGCCTCTAAAGTCTATGCTCTCGTTTACATCTGATGCCTCGTAAGTACAACTATCCCCTACAATTACATACAATAAGTCCTCGTCTTCTTTAGGGTTCATAGAAAAACTAGCGATATCTACCCATTCAAAGTCTTCGTGTTGTTGAAGTGGGACAAGGGTATAGTTTCCTGTCACCTCGATATCTGCCCACTTCTGTTCGCCGAATACATATATCTTTTTGTTATCCTTTTCCCATATCTCACAATCCCACGATGACCATTTATAAGGTCTTAACATTTTTGTTTGCTTTTCCATATTGCCTCCTAGTTAATGAAATATACTGCCTGTCATTAATCATACCTAAACTATACTTTATGTCAAGTAGTATTTACTAATTATATTATAGGGGGTTTTGTAGGTCGGGCAATGATACGACCCTGTTTGATTTTACATAACGCTTTTTTACTCCGTCCCTACCAAATACCCTACTCTTTTACTTGGGTTTACCCTCCTTTCTACTATGTTCTACTCGGTTAAAACTCGGTTTCCCTTTTAAAACAATGACTTACCTTTTTATACTTGGTTTTGAGTCCCTCGTAAGTGCTTGATTCTATTGATGTTCTCAATGTTCTACTTGGTAAACTTTACGAATGGAGACAGAGAACATGGAAAATGAGAGGGAGAAAAAAAGATAAGTCCTTGTTATATATAAATAAATATTTTTATTATTATTATTATAGTGCTTATTTTTTGTGCAATGTTCTATGTTCTCACGCTTTGACGATAGTGATTGGGGTTCAAATTTACACTGCGCAAAAGACCCTCGTCCTCACCAAGTCTTCCCAAGTTTTACCCTGTATGTCCTATGTTTACCAAGTGAGAACATGGGAACAAACGAGTAAAATCAATCACTTAGCTAAAAAAAAGTAGAACATGGATGTGAACAAAAGTGAGAACATGGGAACACGAGGTAAAACCGAGTAAAAACCGAGTAAAAACTTGGTTGGCGAAGTCAAAATGAGCAATTGGCTTTGATACCTGTTCCCTCCCGCGTGTCGATCAGACCCCCCTAAATTTAATCCTGAGTAATTTACTTGGGTATTACAAAAAGAAAAAGCCCCACACGAAGTAGGGCTTAGTCTCACTGGGTTTACTAGGTTAAACCCAGTCATTACGCGGGTGAACCTTGTGCATCGAGTTCGCGTCGTTTTACTTGGTTGAACCTCATGAGCTGATATGTGGCCTTGAATACTAGGTAGTTCATAGAGTGAATTCCCCCTCCTCGATCTCAACCTTGTATTGCTGATTGACGCCCTCGTATTTTAATACTTTTACATCGTCCTCACTGTTTGTGACAAAGACTTGAGGCTTAACCCAAAAAGATAACCAAGTGACCTGATATTTAAATGTGTGCATTGTATAACCCCCTATAATTAAGATAACCTAGTGACCTCGGCGAATGTCCGAGGCCTTGTCGATAAGTCTTCAACTTTGATGATCGCAGAGCGTGGACACTTTTCAACGTCCATGAATGTTTTAATGGCGCTCTCTTCTGATGTGTGACCGAATAGGGTCATAGTAAAATAACCCCGATCATGCATAGATGTAATTCTGAATTGCTTAATTGAATGCATGGTGACCCCCTTAGAATTGCTGAAATATAAAATGTTTAACGCCGTCGACCTCGTGAGAACCTAGCACCCAAGTGTTATCATGTAGGAACTCCTCGACCTCGTCCGCCTCGTCGATCATGTCCCCGTAAGTGTCTCTCACTTCTTTTTCTGATAGCTCACTGAAGTCACAGCATAACGCAATGACATCAAGCTCAAAGGGTTCCCCGTTGTCGACCTCGTACTGTTCGAGCGCATCGAATAGAATAGTTAAGCCCTCATAGCTAAACTGCTCACCCCTTCCCATATTGTGAAACGCATTTCTAAAATCATAATCGCTTATTGTCTGATACATAATTAATACTCCTAGTTGATTAATTAAATACTACAGCCCAAGGATACATAATTAAATTTAATATGTCAAGTATTATTTTACAATTATAGGCAAATAGATAATAGGCCTCCACCCTGGACCCCTACCCGCCCCCCACCCCCCAAAAATTTTGAAAGGAATTATTTTTTATCTTCTACACTTAGACTTTCACGAACGACCAATATAAAATCCAAATATCAGAAAGTACCCCCTAGTAAAATAAAAGGGATATCAAAAAAATATTTTGCAAAAAAAGTTGGGAGTTTAGTTAGTAAAGTTTCATTCAAAGGAAAGAAAAAGATAAAACGAATGAAAACTAAATAGCTTTAGGATCGAAGTTGTATAACTCGGAGTAAACGTCTTTAATACGCATGAATTTAGCCCCGTGCTGATCGAAGTCATCATCGCCTCGAACGTAGAGAGCTAAGTGAACCATTTCATGGAGGAGGGTTTGGAAGATAGTAATGAAGTGCCCACAAGAACCAGAACTTATTTCAATGGCCATGTCTACCTCGTCAAAGCAACCATAGATAGCAGGGTTCTTAATGACACGGAACTTAACTTTGTCTGACTTAGGCATAGGGAGTCTATTGAAGGGTGGCATTTTACACGCCATGTTGTATAGGATCTCTAGGTTTTTCTTAGTCAACGTGGTTTTCATATGGTTATTATACTAAATAAGTTGCGGCTAAAACCCAAAGTAGTATAAAATAGTCGAATTAGCTGCAAAATTCTACCCAAAGGTGTATCAGCGACACATGCAAGACCAAAATACTCAAGAAAATCAACAAGATAAACCCAGTAACGAGGTTGTTATTGTGCCTTTTATCGAAGAAAACATACCTATGCCCAAGAATGCAAGGGAAGCCCTACCAAGTATGACGTCGGAAGACGAAGTTATGATTCGAGCTAAAACAATTAAAGAAGTAAGTGACATTATGGGTGAAGAAATTGCGCCAAACGCAGAAAATGTTAAAGAAGCAGAAGATTTAGCACGCAAAATGGTAGAAAACCCAGGTATGAAACAAGAGTATGGTCTATACGCAAATGAAACCGTGGCCTACTTAGGTGGACTTGTTGGGTCATACAACCACATGATCGTAAAAGACCTAGCTGATTTGAAGTTATACGTGGTAAACAAGTTGGTTGAGATTGTGCATCATGAGGATAGTAACCTTAAAGAACAAATTACAGCATTAAGATCGATTGGTGAAGTCGATGGTGTCGATGCGTTTAAGAAGAAGACCGAAGTTATCCACAAGATGGAGACGATGGAAGAAGTTGAAAAAGAATTACTTAGTATGCTTAGTGAACTAAAACAAAAAGCGTTGATAAAACCTAAATCTGAAATTATAGATGCAGAAATTGTAGAAGATGCCAGAGACGAAACCAAAACTGACGAGTAAGGATATCGAGGAGTTACAAGCCCTTTTTCCTGAAGCAGACGAGGCCCAAAAGGTTAAGCTCCAGAAACTTCTTAAAATATATAAAACCAAGGTTGTCGAGAAATCGGGCAAAGAAACGTTTTTAGATTTTATACAACATGTATACCCAGGTTACATGATAGGAGACCATCATAGGAAACTTGCTCAGATATTTGAAGACATTGCGAACGGCGTCAAGAAACGAGTTATTGTTAACATTGCTCCGAGGCACGGGAAGAGTGAGCTTATTTCATATCTTGCTCCAGCCTGGTTTCTTGGTAAATACCCTAATAAGAAAGTTATTATGGCGTCGCATACGGCTGACCTTGCTGTTAATTTTGGTCGTCGGGTTAGAAACTTGGTGGGTAGTGACGCTTATAAAGATATCTTCCCACAGGTAGAACTACAAGCAGATAGTAAATCGGCATCACGATGGGGGACAAATTTTAATGGTGAATATTTCGCAATTGGTGTTGGTGGTGCCCTCGCTGGTCGCGGCGCTGATCTTTTTATCATTGATGATCCACACTCCGAGCAAGATGCAAAACTTGGAAGGGCTGATGTCTTTAAGCCTGCTTGGGAGTGGTTTCAATCTGGCCCTCTTCAACGTCTTATGCCAGGTGGTGCGATTATCGTAGTGATGACTCGGTGGTCTAAGTTAGACTTGACTGGTGAAATTGTTAACCAGATGATAAAACAAGAAGGCGTAGACGAGTGGGAAGTCGTAGAGTTTCCTGCGATCATACATAATAAACAAGGTGAAGAAGAATCACTATGGCCTGACTTCTGGCCACTCAAAGAACTCTTAGCAAAGAAAGCGGCGTTAGATGTTCGGTACTGGAATGCGCAATACTTGCAAAACCCGGTGTCAGAAGAAGGTGCTTTAGTTAAAAGGGAGTGGTGGAAGATATGGGAAGAAGAAGATCCACCGAGTTGTGAGTTTACGATCATGAGTTTAGATGCTGCCCAAGAGGCGAATAACAGAGCGGACTATAACGCGCTCACCACTTGGGGCGTCTTTTTTAACGAAGAAACCAATAACTATAATATAATACTATTAAATAGCATTAAGCAACGACTAGAGTTCCCAGAGTTAAAAGAGCTTTGTATACAAGAATATAAAGAGTGGGAACCAGATGCATTTCTAGTCGAAAAGAAATCTAACGGTGCTGCACTTTATCAAGAGTTTAGACGGATGGGTATTCCCGTCGGTGAGTTTACACCAGGTAAAGGACAAGACAAAATAAGTCGAGTTAATGCTGTGTCAGACTTGTTTAGAAGTGGTATAGTGTGGGCTCCCGACAGACGATGGGCACATGAGGTTATAGAAGAGTGCAACGACTTTCCAAGTGGCGCAAATGATGACTTAGTTGACTCAACAACGTTAGCATTAATGAGATTCAGACAAGGTGGGTTTATTAGATTACCTAGTGATGAGCCTGAAGATATACCAGGATTTAAAAGTTCTCGAAACAGATTATACGCAATATAAGGATAAATTATGGCAGACAATGTAGATAAAAGTATAAGTCAAGCACCTCAAGGTCTAGAAGAATTAGCGATGGGTCAACCAGACCTTTCTATTGAGATTGAAAACCCAGAAAGTGTAACACTTGATGACGGTAGTATGGAAATTACAATCATTCCAGGTAAAGATGTTGCCGGAGATGAATTCAATGCAAACTTAGCAGACGATATGGATGAAGGTCAGTTGACTGAATTGTCAGGTGATTTAATTGGTGAATACGATGCCGATATTAATTCAAGAAAAGATTGGTTAACTACTTATGTAGACGGCTTAGAATTACTAGGCTTAAAAGTAGAAGACAGAACAGAACCGTGGCCCGGCGCATGTAATGTATATCATCCCTTAATGACAGAAGCGCTGGTTAAGTTCCAAGCTGAAACTATGATGGAAACATTCCCCGCCGCAGGCCCAGTTAAAACCGTAATTATCGGTAAGCAAACAAAAGAAAAAGAAGATGCTGCTGAACGTGTAAAAGATGATATGAACTATCAGCTCACGGACATGATGCCTGAGTATAGACCTGAGCATGAAAGAATGTTATGGGGTCTAGGTTTATCAGGTAATGCATTTAAGAAAGTTTATTATGATCCAGCGTTAGAGCGTCAAGTGGCGATGTATGTTCCAGCTGAAGATATTGTAGTACCTTACGGGGCTTCTAACTTAGAAACAGCTGAGCGTGTTACACATGTTATGCGCAAGACTAAGAATGAATTACATAGATTACAAGTGGCAGGTTTTTATCGCGATGTAGATTTGGGTGAACCGTTTTTAGACATTGATGAAGCAGAGAAAAAGATTGCGGAAAAATTAGGTTTCAATCCTACAGAAGATGATCGTTATAAAATTCTTGAATTACATGTTAACTTAGATTTAGAAAATGGTGATAGTGAAGATGGTATTGCATTACCTTATGTAGTAACTATTGAAAAAGGTACAGGCACTATCTTAGCCATTCGTCGTAATTGGAATCCAGATGATAAGTTAAAATCTAAACGTCAACACTTTGTACACTATGGTTATATTCCAGGTTTTGGTTTCTATTGCTTCGGTTTAATTCATTTAATCGGCGCCTTTGCTAAATCTGGCACGATGATACTTCGTCAGTTAGTTGATGCAGGTACACTAGCTAATTTACCAGGTGGTCTTAAGTCTCGTGGTCTACGCATTAAAGGCGATGATACTCCGATTGCACCAGGTGAATGGCGTGACGTAGATGTACCAAGTGGTGCAGTGCGTGACAACATTTTACCGCTTCCTTATAAAGAGCCTTCACAAGTTCTTAACCAATTGATGAATCAGATCATCGAAGAAGGACGACGTTTTGCTTCAGCAGCAGATATGAAAGTGTCTGACATGAGTGCTAACTCTCCCGTGGGCACAACCCTTGCTATATTAGAAAGAACTCTCAAAGTAATGTCAGCTGTACAAGCTCGTATTTACTATGCAATGAAACAAGAGTTTAAATTACTTAAAGGCATTATTCGTGATTACACGCCAGAAGAATATTCTTATGATCCTGAAGTAGGTGATCGTCGTGCTAAGCAAGCTGACTATGATAACGTAGATGTTATTCCAGTAAGTGATCCTAATGCTGCAACGATGTCACAGAAAGTTGTTCAGTATCAAGCAGTTATGCAGATGGCACAAGCTAATCCACAAATTTATGACCAAGTAGAACTTAATAAACAAATGTTAGAAGTACTTGGTGTTAAGAATATTAGCAAGCTTATTCCATCGTCTGACGATCAAACACCAAAAGATCCTGTGTCTGAAAATATGAATATTATTAATGGTAAACCTGTTAAAGCATTTATTTATCAAGACCATCAAGCACATATTCAAGTACATATGACAGCTATGCAAGATCCTAAGATTCTACAAATGGTAGGACAGAATCCACAAGCCGGTGCAATTCAAGCTGCAGCTATGGCACACATTAATGAGCACGTAGCGTTTGAATATAGAAAACAACTTGAAGAACAATTAGGTGTACCACTACCTAAACCTGATGAAACATTGCCAGAAGATATAGAGTTTGAATTATCTAAAGTTATGGCTGAAGCGGCTAAGAAACTTGCTGCTAAGTCTGCTTTTGAAGCTCAACAAGAACAAGCTCAACAACAGCAACAAGATCCAATTATTCAAATGCAGCAACAAGAGTTACAACTTAAAGCACAGGATCTACAAATTAAACAGCAAAAAACTCAAGCAGATATTCAAGCAGAACAAGCTAGACTTGAACTTGATAAGATGCGTATTGAATCTCAAGAACGTATTGCTGGTGCTCAGTTGGGTGCGCAAGCAGTTAAATCAGATAAAGACATTGAAGCTAAACAATTTGTTGAGGGAACTAAATTAGGTATTCAAGCAGTTAAAGATAATAACGAGCAAGACATACGTAAAGAACAAGCTCAACTACAATACCGTGCCCAGATGGAACAAATACAAGCCCAAAAAAGGAATCAACAACCACAGGAGTAATAAATCATGGACCAAACGCTAGAGCTATTATTGTCTCGAATAGATGATCAGCGCAAAACAGTTTTAAATAATTTAGGAGACGGAGCAGCAAAAGATTTTGCTTCGTACCAAAATATGACCGGATATATTCGAGGTTTATCCGTAGCAGAAAGTTTAATTAAAGACCTCGCACAAAGAATGGAGACGTTTGAAGATGAGTGAGCAAATCCTTACGATGAATAAGAATTTGGTAGATGCAAGTGGTCGACCAATTAATATTCCAACGCTAGACGCAGTAGATGCAGAAGATATACCAATTGAAGAACGTGGATTACAATTACCTGAGCCTAAAGGATACAAGATACTTTGTGCAATTCCTGATGCGGCAGAAACATATAAAGGCGGTATTGTAAAAGCAGATTCAACTAGAACTATAGAAGAACATTCGACCGTAGTTTTGTTTGTAGTAAGAGTAGGTGACCTAGCTTATAAAGATGAAGTTAGATTTCCTACGGGTCCATGGTGTAAAGAGGGTGATTTTGTTTTGACACGTGCATACGCAGGTACAAGATTTAAAATCCACGGAAGAGAATTCCGCATTATTAACGACGATACAGTTGAGGGGGTTGTTGCAGATCCTCGCGGCTACACTCGCGCATAAGGAGTAATATATGGCTGACGTAAAAGATGGAGATATTGTTTTTGAATATCCAGATGATGACGAAATACCAGGTAGTAAAGTATCTGATGAAAAAGAAATTGATCTAGAACCAAAACCAATAGAGCCAAATGAAACAACAAAAGCTGCTATTAAAGAAGCAAGGCAAGACGACTTTGATTTAGAAATTGAAGATGATATCCCAGCTGCGGATAGAGGCAAAGAACCTTTACCCAAAGAAAAAGTCGAAGAACTAGAAAATGACACATTAGAAGATTATTCTGAACGTGTTAAACAACGTATGGCGCAGCTTAAAAAAGTTTGGCATGACGAAAGACGTGCTAAAGAATCCGCTGATCGTGAAAGACAAGAAGCAATTAAATTTGCCCAGCAAATTGCGGAAGAAAATAAAAAGTTAAAAACTACTTTAAGCTCTGGCGAATCGACTTATATTGAAACACTTAAAAATTCGCTAGAACAGCAATTAGATTTAGCTAAACGAGATTATCGTGAGGCGTATAATGCGGGTGAAACTGACCAAATTATTAACGCTCAGCAACGCATGAATGATGCTCAAATGCGTTTATCTCAAGCTCAACAGTATGAGCCTAGATTTAAAAATGCTTTACAGGAACCTGAAAATCCTGTATATATACAACAAAATCAAAATCAATCTTTTAAACCAGACAATAAAGCAGTCGCTTGGCAAGATAATAACGACTGGTTTGGTAAAGATGAAGAAATGACAAGCCTAGCATTAGGCGTACATGAAAAATTAGTTAGAAGCGGGATCAGTCCTACCTCTGACGAATATTACCGTCGTATAGATAGTACGATGCAGAAACGATTCCCAGAATACTTTGGGGATGCAACGCTAGACGAGGACCAACCCGCCCAGCGCACGAAACCTTCGACTGTAGTTGCCCCGGCAACGCGTAGTACCGCGCCTAAAAAAGTACGATTGACGAAGACACAAGTAGCGTTAGCCAAAAAATTTGGTCTAACACCGGAGCAATATGCAAGAGAAACTTTAAAATTGGAGAACACAAATGGATAATACAAGATTAGATCGAGAACAAGATACAAGAAATGATTTTCAACGTGCAGATAGCTGGAAACCTGCCTCCCTATTACCTGAATTTAAAAAGGTACCAGGTTGGGCATACCGTTGGATTCGTACAAGTGTCATGAACGAAGCTGATAATCTAAATGTCTCTTCAAAAATGCGTGAAGGATGGGAACCCGTTAAATTAGCGGACCACCCTGAAATGAAGTTAATGGTCGACCAAAACAGCCGTTTTAAAGATGGTATTGAAATTGGTGGCTTATTACTTTGCAAGATCCCCGAAGAGTTTGTTGCACAACGTAAGGCTCATTATGCTTCACAAGCAAAACAACAAGCCGATGCAGTTGACAACAACTTTTTAAAACAAAGTGATGCACGTATGCCTCTTTTCTCAGAGAAGAAATCTACGACATCCTTTGGTAAAGGTAATTAATATAAATATTTAAAGGAGATAATTATGGCGTATCCAACCATATCTGCTCCGTATGGCTTTAAACCAATTAACCGTTTAGACGGCTTACCATATGCAGGTGCTACACGTCAGTACCCTGTAACATCTGGTCAAGCAATTTATAACGGTCAACCGGTTGTTTTAGCTATCGGCGGCACAGTATCAGGCGATTCTGATTTAACACAAGGTAACATTCTTGGTGTTGCAGTAGGCGTTCAATACACAAACTCAACTGGTCAAACAGTTCAAGCGCAATACGCACCAGCTTCTGGCGTAACTAACGTTATCGCTTATGTTGTTGATGATCCATTTGCGGTATTTAAAGTTGCAATCACAGGTAATAACTCAACAATTACCGCTGCAGGCAGAAACATTGTCGGCACAAACGTTACAGGTATTGTTGGCACTCCTGATGATACAACTGGCAATGCAACTTCATCTATTTTTGGTGGTTCAGCTGCTGTTACAGCAACTTTCCCATTCAGAGTTGTAGATGTTGTTACAGACACAGCGACAGGTTCAAATGCGTTCGTAGAAGCAATTGTTAAACTTAACTTGTCACAACTTTTATCAACAACTGGCAATGCTGCCGCTTAACTAGGAGAATAAAACATGGCTATTTCACGTGCACAGCTCCTAAAAGAGCTCTTACCAGGACTAAACGCACTATTTGGTTTAGAATATAAACGTTACG